TTTCATTCCAATCTTGATTAACAATGTCAATTAGATTTTTATAATAGAAAAAGGGTAATACCATGTCTCCACCTTGGGAATTGGTAGGATCCAAATAAATGTGTGGACGTTGTGTCGCTCCAACGAAATCTGCATCTAAAAACGCTCGAGTGATTGTGAAATCATCGAACGTATGCATAGGGATATAAGCACAAATAGCACGACCATAATGAAAAGCATTTCCATTAATAGTCAGCTTAAGGTGCAATTTACAACGCATCAGTTTGTAGTTACTAATACGATTGATCACCCTTGGGTTAGAGAAATATAACGTCCATGGATTGAAGGATTCGGTAAGTGTTGTACCAACTCCCCAATCATAGGATGCAATTTTAAGAGGACGAGAGAAAAACTCGTCAAGCGTTGCATCTTGGATCAAAGGGCCATCTCGGACATGATCGATGTCTCCCCCAGTTCGTTGAATAAAACCAGGGTGAGTGTCTTCAAATTTGACATTCTGTGACATCGTTGAATCAGATCCTAATCCAGCCGTTTGCTCACTCGCTTGGGGTGTAACATCACTTTGTTGACAACATTGTGACGTACACAAAGCACGTTCCCGATGGTCTTTATACAGAGCATATATCACATATAATGATAAAGCTCCTAACCACCCTAAGATACCGTACTCTTGTTCCGCATCATCCGATGCTTGTGCTTCTAAGGAGCACCACCTTACAAAAGGTTCTATTGTTCGCGGAACCTTATTACGCATATTGTTTACAGGATAATAAAGTGTGTACATAAAATATGTAGTAATAATGTGTACAAAATTGATCGAGGAAAGCCTTCTACATCTGGTATCCAATCCTCTTATGCGCTGTATTTAGACAACCAATGTTCGACGCGCTCATCGAACGTGGTTTTGACTGCTGGAACAACAATGCTCATTTGCTTGCATACTTGTTCCATTTGCTTCTGACGAGACTCATAAACTTCTCGACCGTGAGCAAACCATTCATGCATTGCAGTCTCAATACATGAAATAGACACGTCAAGTGGAGTGACGGTCTTTGAACGCACGTTCGCGTGCAAGGATTTAAAGATTGAATCTTCACCTAACTTACCAATCTTGGTGTTGATCTCTGGAATAAATTGAGAATGCCTCTTAAGAAAATCAGCATCTTTCTCATCCATAAATTCAACAACATCATCAGATTTGTTAGGAAGAGTGAGCTTCATACCATGCCTAGCTAAAAAAGCCTTATAGGTGACAAAGTTGAAGTTTCGGAAATCCGGATGAACACTACCTTTAAAATCATCACCATATGTCATAGCAGTAACATGATCTCGAAAGTTCGAAGCATCAGGATATGCATCAAAAAATCCTAGTCGCACGTAGAACGAAC